CTGCCTCCGAGCCTGCTGCATCTGAACCAGTAGCTGATTCTGAAACTGCTGCTCCTGCTAAAAAAGCAGCTGTTAAGAAAGCAAAAAAATAAGCGTCATAAAATTCAAGGAAGTCACTCT